CTTATCAGATTTTTAAGTTTAGCTCCCATGCGTTGATACGCCATGTGAACTTCTGATTCGAACTGAGTAATAAAGGCATTGGTTATTGTACTAGCCATTTCATTTCTCCGTTAGTTAAGGTTTCGATTGTCTTTCAAGCTAGTCCAATGTTCTCCCAAAGGGCATTTTTCTTTACTCTAAAGGTCTTGAGGCGATTAATGAGCAAAGAAATCAATATTTGCAACGCACATTATTCTTTTAGGACTAAGTCCTTAATTGATTCAACGCATCCATGAGGGATAACAGTAGTGCGTCCTACATCTTTATCATCCAACTCCAATGGATAGTCAGCCGATATTTTAAGATCAACATCTGTTTCTTCCGTAATCCATCCGACACTATGGATAATGGAAGAAGATGTTTTTAATACTTCTTCCATATCATGCCAGGTATCTCCAACTTCTCTTGTATCTCTCCATTGTACAAGAACAAGTCGCATTAGATTTGTTCAAATAATTTTGTTACCCTTTGAATGTAAGCATTGTCTTTATCTCCATCTTTCCAATAGCGAGGGTCCTTCATCATGGAACGAAGATCATCCAATGTTGGTTTTCCTTCTATTGCTGTTGGCGTGGATGGCATAACGCTTGTCTTGTTAAGTGCCATAATTTCCTCCAAGGTTTTTATTCCTTGGGATGTGGATGCTAGATTGGAAATGGTATTATAGGCATTTTCACTTAAATGCTTTTTAGCCCATAAGTCAGCCGATTCCACCCTTTCCTTTGCATTATCCCCCAAATCAAGCATTTCCTGTTCAACATCAGGAAGACTACCAATTTCATTATTAATGAATTGGCTTATTCCATCATTAAATTGGTCCTGTGAAAAGCCCATTTCTTTTGCTTTTCCAGCCCACCATTTCATTAAGGGCTGTTCCTTATCAATGTCTATCTGCACATCTTCAGGCAAGTCTTCAGGTAACTTGATCTCATATTCCTTTGGAACATTCTTCATTTTTTGGTTGTCTATGTCCTGACGAATTTGTTGCGATAGGTCATCTGTTCGCTTTCCAAGTTTCTTTTCCAAGGAATTATAACTTGTTGATAATGCCTCTACATTGACAGACTTATTGTCAACATCCCAAAACTTTTCAGGAATGTGTTCAGGTTTTCCTGTGTCTTCCTGTGTTTGCTCTGCTTGTTCTTCACTCATTTTTTCTCCTCATTATTATGTCGGTTAATCCTTTGTTGTATTATTGCAACAAGATGTCTTTTGCCTTCCAAATGAAATAACTCATTTCGAGAAATATTTGGTCCAGCTACAGCTTCCGTAGTAATGGATTTCATGTACGCCAATACACGCTGTCCATCAGTTCCTTTAAAAACAGTAGCTACAATTTGATTTAATTCTTTTTCAACTTCAGGCGTTCTTGTATATCCGTCCATTGATATAGTAAGTGGCTTCTTAGGTGATTTGTGTTTTTCCCATGCCATTTGATTCTCCTAGTTGTCCTTCCTGTGCCATTGATTGCAGTTGTTGGGCTAGTTCTTGCTGTTCCGTTGAATCTCTTAGTAGTTTCTCAGGAATATTCATCAGCTTACCGATATGTTTCGCCACTTCGTCCTGTTTAACTATTAAGTTGAGGACTTGTGGACCAAATGTCGTAGCGATAATCTCATGAAATCTGTTGATGTCGCTAATATCTTGTTGATACTGCGCTCTTGCCAACGGACTGATTGCCTGTACTTTGACTTCTCGTCCATTGACTACTGGTAATTCTATTCTTCCTTGTTCTTTTAAAATACGAATAACTCTCCTTAATACTGGAACTACAAATTCGGATTGTAACCTTCCAAAAGATGATCCAATCTGTCTTGATAAATCTGCCATTCGTTCAGCTACTTCAGTTGCAGTCATGGGAGTACCTTCAGGTCTTCCCAAAGTTTCCATATATAATGCCTTCTTAATATTATTACGCATATCCTCTAGTATCAACTGAGCTACATCAAATCGCCCAGCCGAATTAATTGGCTGTAAACCTTTTGAGTTTGGAGCTATTGGAATTAAAGAACCTGGAACTAGCTGAATGTTGTCAGGATTAACTATTCCATCATCCTCTATCTGATATATTCCTGATATGGACATTTGAGCATTTTCTAAAATTAACTGAATTGTCAGGTTACAAGTCTTGATTGCAGCCATGGCGTTGAATACTGGTCCTCGACCATACACCTCGCCTGATGCCTTGTTCCACCTGAAGACAATATAAGGATTTGATCCTACGCCTTCAAAATATTCTTCAAATACGATTACTTTTTTTTCTAATAGAATAACACAATGCTTATATTTTTCTACATTAGGTTCATCATAGATTCGATAGACACCGTCCAATAAAGTACATTTCTTATCAGGACCCATGGATTGCATTATGTCTTCAGGAACTTTTGCTTGAGGATACATGATCTCAACTTCCTTTAGTTTGCAGTATCGTCTTCTAAAAACTGTATCAATCCTATTGTCAGGACCGTTTGCTAAAATTAAATGTGGCAAAGGAATAGCAGAAAATTTAATAGGATTAACTGCATCACCGTCTTCAACCAATAGACATCCTGTGCCTATAGCCAAGTCCATAAAACATTCATGAACCTCCTGATTAAAATTACTATTGCCAACTGTTTCAAAAACAAACTGGGTAATTTCATCCAAGGATTTATTAACAGCTTCCTTATTCTCCTCTGGTATTTCAACACCAGCTTCCAAGTTAGCCCATCTTGCAAATGTTGGAACAATGCCTGATTGTAAGCGACTGGCAAATTCCTGTATTCCTACAACTGCTGTTTCATCAAATATTTTATCTGTACGCCTTTGAGCTGGTGATTCTTCATAGAAGGATTCCCTTTGTGGAAGACAATATTCATATGCTTCCTCAAATTTATCTTTCCAGTTATCCTTCAGGGATTGTGCTTCCTTATATCTTTTTAGGATAGTTTCAACTAAGCCATTATCAGCTACAGTTGGGCTTATGTCAGGATTAGTATAGGGCATTAGACTGTTGCAAATAATCTACGTTTTTTCCTTGCCTGATCCGAATAGGATGCAGCAAAGTATTTCGTAGTTTTCTTGGTAAACTTGGTTGATTTCTTTTCTCCACCAGTAGAAACAGAAACATCTCCCATGGCTAAGTTCGCTGTTTCTTTTTGTTTATTGGCAAAATCTTTTGACTGTGCAAAACTTCTTTCTCCACTCTGTCCTTTATAAAATGTAGAAAGATAGTCCGAATACGGTCTTTGGAAAGTATCGGCAGCAGCAGCTCTCATCATAGTTCCACCTAAAACTGGAACGGCTAATGATAGTCCAGCCAAGGCTAGTGTTTGTATTTTCTTTTGTTGTTCAAACATGGATTCTGAAATAGGGATACTTGTCATCATGCCTGACGGATCACCTGAACCCATAGCTCCTTGTGACTTGCCATACTTCATTTCCCTTCCTTTGGAAGTTAAAACATAACCACCAGTTTTAGAATTGAATGTTGCTTCTCCAATAGACACTAAATATTTATTTGTTTCTTGAGATACTTCTGATCCAAACATAGATGTTCCACCCTTTGTTCCTGATAGTTTTAATGCACGGACATCCTTTGTTCCTTTTTTTGTTTGAAGCTCCTTTAATGGACCATGCTTCATTTCCGTAACTCCTAGTTCTTTCTTAACGACTTTAATTCCTTTTTTAACTTTTGATTGTACTCTAGCTTTTTCCGTTCTTCTTTTGTGTTCCCTAGGTGAGCCACCTCTGCGTTCACTAGTTGCCTTTCTATTTCCCATTATGAATACTGCTGTCCTTCAGGATCGTAGAATCCACTGCCACCAGCTCTTGAGAACATCGACTCATTCCTTTTGCATATCTTCTTTTTCTTTCAGTTCTTTTTTCTTCCTTTACTGTTCGTTCCTTTTGTTCCTCCTCAAGCTGACGCTTAATCATCTTGTCGGTTTCCGTTTCCTCGTATTTCGGTCTTTTAAAAATTCCCATTAAAATGGTCCTTCATTTATTTTTATTTTTTTTGCTTTAATTGCTTTTTGATATTTATCTTTTCCAATTTTAAATGTCTGTAAATAACCTGATCTTTGTGTATTTAATCTTTTTTCAATTTTAGGAATACGCATTTTAGATTTAAAAAAAATATTTTTTATTGTAGGATGACCATAATCCTTATCAGCAGTTTCATATTGTGTTTGATAATATTTGGATTTTATTTTTTTTACCTTACTTTTATAAACCCTTACTCCACCACCATAACCATACCCACCTTCAGATACCTTTGTTGATCCTTTGGGTGTTTTTACATTTATTGTAGTCATTATCTTCTTTTTCTTGCTTCAACTGCTTTTTTGTATTTCTTTTTTGCCTTATTAGCATTGTAAATTCTTCTTTTTGCCATTGGTGTCATATCATGCCACCATTTTTGTATATCTTTAACTGCAATACTTTCTCCCTGTAATATTGCTTCATAAGGATCGGTCATTTCAATATCCTTTAGGTCTTGGTTTCGGTTTAGGTTTTGGTTTGGGTTTTGGTCGTCTAGCCATATGTATCTCCTTACATCTTCTTCAAGGTTCTTGCCAAAGCCACACGCCTCAACATCTTGGTGTTACCAGATTTATTTGCCCTTGCTCTCATTGTCGCCAATGCAGAAGAACTCAACTTCTGGTCGCCCTTGATTAAGCCCATGCGTTTCGCTGATGCTCGTAATGAACCTTTTTTCTTGATCGCCTTTTGAATCCATTTTTTAGCCATCAGTTAATCCTTACCCTACAAAGATATGAAAATCATTTTTTTTCAACGCACAAAATAACTGATAGGGCGTAAACATCCAAAAGGACCTTAAACCAATTAGTCGCTGAATGTAACTCACACAGCTATGTTCCTTTATCCACCACTCTCCACGAAAGTTTGGCGTATCCATTTCCTTGCCCTTGAGGACATTGCCATTCAGTCTTTTTACATAGGACAAAATCTTTTGGGCTTCAGGACCGTCAATAAGTTCCACGTGTAATCGTCCATACAACCCTTCTAAAAGCAACCAGCAGTCAAATTTGGGATAAAAATTCATAGCTCCAACATGACAAAAGCCCTTTTTTCGCCATTTTGCGTACCAAGGTGGTTTAAAGGGCGTATAGAAAAATATCAACCATTCATTCCGAATATGTTCCATGATTTCCTTTTTGGTTTATCTATCTTATCAAAAACATTCCAAGTTGTTTTTGCTTTTGTTGGCTTCATTCTCTTTTTACCATGCAAGATGGTCCGTCCTTCACCAGCTCCCATGAACATATACTGCAAGGCATCATGGATATGGGAATATCTGTTCTTGAAGGGCTTTTCATCATAGCGATCACCAGTAGTTTGCATCCTTCTGTAGTGGTATCCACCGTTAAATCCTTTTTTTAGGTTCATGCATCTCTTATCAACCAACAGACAGGGCTTTCCGTCAGCCATTCTGTTCAAAACGCTGTCTACTGATTCAATTCGGAGTGATATATCATTGGATGGAGCTGGGATTGCCTTGATTCCAGCTTGTCGGAGCATTTGAAAGGGCGTTCTTTCATCCGTCTGCGCTCTATAATCCCCTGACGGATCACCATAGATTTCTGTTTCAAAGTTCCTGAAATATCTTGCGAAGTCATGCTTCAATGCCTCGGCAAATCGGATAGCTCCCATGTCAAAGCAGACCAATTCATGCAGAATGATCCATCTTCCAGTTGAAAGCCTCTGTCCGAAGGTCGCTGCTGGTGTCAATCCAAAGTCAATGCCGACATACAGCAAGGAATTTACATCAGGAAGTAAAGGTTCAGATGAAAGGTGGACTTCCTCTCTCCAATTCGGATAAACTGATTTTCCTTCCTCAATACTTCCCAGCTTATTAAGGACATAGACATCAATCCATCCCTTTGTCTTTCCCCTTATGATATTATTATAATACTTGGGAGTAAGATTAGACTTATTTTCAGCGTTCTTGTTCTCTGAATAGGATTCCAGGTCACCTTTCGTGTTTCGCTTCTCCAACATTCCTCCAGCTTGGGAGTAAAAGGACCAGTTGTCAGGTTTGACCAGCATCAACGCCTCATCCCTTGACACATGGTCAGGTACAGGAACATCTCCAGCCATAATAGCCCACCAATGATCTTCTTCAGGAGCATTGCTGTCGCATATCACTCCATACCACGTTGCTCCACCCTCCCTCATGGAAGGAAATCGTCCAACCCTCATGGTACAGGCATCTATGATAGCCTTGGGTATTTCCCTTGCCTCATTCACCCATACTCCAGTCAGCTCCAGCGAGAGCAGTTTCTTAACATCTTCAGGTCTGTCCAATGCTAGGAAAAGGACCTCTAAATCTATATCCCCCTTCCTTAAGTGATGGGTATAGGGAACGGACCAAAGGAATCTCCCCCATATATTCTCGTCATACCAGTCTAGCCATGTCTTGATTGTTGTTGTCTTGAGCTGTGGGTTGGTATTCCTGATGACAGCCCACCTTGACTTGCGAATACCTTGTGTGTTCTTCTCTTGCTGCAAAGCCCTTCTGAATATTTCCACGCAACAAGCCACGGACTTGCCTGATCCTACTGGTCCTCTGATTCCCCTGAAGAAATCATCAGACTTCATGAATTTCTTTAGGACCTCTCCCTGTGGCTTATAGTTAAACTCAGTCAATATCTCCTGTATCCTTGTGCTTCTTGATAAGGTTATAAACTGTTTCCTCGCCAAACGCCTCTACTAATTTATCAGCTTCCTTGTCGGTAATGAACTGGGTGGGATAGTTCTTTAGATGAATCTTCTTGACGATCTTTCTCAGCCTTCTCCTATCCTCTATGGAGATAGTCTGAAGGAAGCTCACTAATCCGTGCTTTCCTTGGTCGGATCTCCCCTTTTCGTATTTAATAATGATTTGCCATTAGGATTGTTCAGGTTCATTTCATCCAAATAGAGCTTTCTCCTCAGTTCACTCTTTTTCTCATATGACTTCTCCAGCCTATCCAGCAGATGCTTGTTCTGTTCTTTTAATGATTGGATGATGTTTTCTTGATTGATGTCTTCTTGGTGTGTTTTCATTTCCTATTCCTTTTCTATATGAGTTTGGGTGAACCTTCAACTCTACGAAATAAAAAATATATTTTCAATTCACACTTTGTCTTCGTGCTTTTTTTATACCCTTAATGCGAGGACAAGAGATATATGTATATATAAACATTCGTTTTTGCCCCCACCCCCTCTCCTAGAAAGCAGCAGAAGTAAATACGTTCAGATAAATACAAGCAGTCGTTATTAACCTAAGTCTATATTGATTTTTATTTCACCAGCTATCTCGTGTTGTATACGGTCAGGCATTCTTATCCCAGCTCGATCTAGTATGTCTTTACTAGCCTCAAGCTGAACGTATTCACTTCTAGCTCCGTTTGATAACTCAACCATCTTTCTCGAGGCTGATATTGCTCCTAGTCCAATTGTATTAGCAATTCTTTCCATCATATACCTTTGTACATGTGGTAAACGTAAGGTTTTACTAGCTACAACCCTACCAGCTTCTCCCTTTGCATATCCTACCTTTTGACTAGCATCCGTTATCGTACAACCTGTCGCTACGATTGTATCAACAAGCTCTTTCTGTTTCGTTGTCAAACTTCTGGTTTTCATAAATCCCTAAACACGAATACCACCATAAAAACACGTGTCAAGACACGTATTGTTACAAATTGTTACAAGAAAGAAAAGCAAGTATCTCCATGTCATATTTCGCAGATTTTAGCAAAATCGATAATCCTAGTCAAGTTGTCTTTCGCTCCATTAAACTCGCTAACCTTAAAAGATTTAAGCTTGTTAGCTCGTATCCGTAAAGAAACTTGACAAGAATCATTAACGATTTTGCAACCTGAATACTAATAGAAACAATTAGAATGGTTTTAATTGTCAAGTGTCATTTAACAAGGAGTATCAAATGACTGAAAACATCAAACAAGACATAGAAAAACTTATCGTCCAGTTACACAAAACAGACGTTAGGTTTCAACAACTCGAAATCCAATGGCTTCAAGCTAAACAATCTGAAGATGACGATAAGTTAGACGTTATCTCAAGAGAAATGTTTGCCACATGGGGAATCATTTACATTTAATCGAAAGGAGTACCAATGACAAAAGAAACAAAACAAATCGTCAACGTGGAAGAAACCAAAAAGGTTTTAGACGCAAGACGTACAGACGAAATTCTGACAGACATTATGACTTCAGAAAAAGCAATCTTCAAGGCTCAATGCCTTAACATGTACAAACTAAGATCAGAAAATGATCAGGAGTACATAGACTGCGATTACGATATCAAGCAACATATCTACGGTATGACATTCAGACGTAACGCTTGGGAAATGCAAATTGACAAATCATCAGAACGCAGTCTAGCACACTTACAAGAGGTTGGTGGTCATCATAAAGATTTGAAATCAACTGAAATCCCAAAAAGGAAATCAGAAAACGAAGAATATAAATGCAAACTATATAGATTGCGATTTGAAATCTACAATGAACGCATCAAGGCATTAAAAGAAGTTTACCTAGAACTAACCAAGAAAACATACGTGGCTGGTTCAAGTGATTCTACGGTTCAACAAAGAACTAGGACAGCAACGGTAAACTTCTCAAAACCAATAGAAGAAAACCTTATAAAAATGAACAAAGAGGTTCTTGCTAAAGCTGTCTAACAATAATTACTCCTATCCTAGAGGGTTAACCATATCCTCTAGGTTTATTTTAAAAAAAAAGCAACGCAAGAACCCTAGGAAGTAATACCGAATACAGGAGCAATTATGAAAATACTAATACCAATAATATCACTAGTAGTAATTTGGAATATCATAATGATCGTGATGATTCCATATTGGTTATATCAGGAGATTCGGATCAACCATAAAGAACTAAACAAAATAGAATCAGAATGGAGTAATTATGATTATCAAAACATTACGAGCTATCTCATTAGGAATTAAAGGTGGATATAAAATAACTGAATGGGCTTTAAGAGAAGACATTGAGGCAGTTAAAAAAGGAATAGATAAAACGCCAATCTTAAAAGACTATAACATAAGAAATCCATTTGTTAAAAAAGTAACACCAAATGTCCATAACAATACAGAGCTTTAAAATGATTAAATCAATAGGAATAATGCTTCTCATGGTACTAGCAGTAACAATGGTAGTGTTAATGACAGAACATAGCCCATTTAAATACGGATTAATGAATGACTGGTTACTCGTTATAGGATCAGGTCTAACAGTATTAATGTATCAAGAGGTAATAAAAAGATGAGCATAATAAAACATTTTATAATAGGATTTATCGTAGGATACACAGCAATCGTAACACTACAACTCCTATCACAAATACTATGAGAAGAAGAAATCCAATCGCAAGGCAACTACATAGCCCAAGATACCGAAAGCGTGTAGTTGCCATGAAAACTATTTACAACAGAAAGAAAACCGAAAAAGAAAGCCTGGTCGAAGACCGTAGACAGAGGTCGAAGACCGATCACGAGGTCGAAGACCGAGCAACAAGGACGAAGTCCGAGATACCGAAGTCGAAGACCGAAGAAACCGAAAGTCAAAGACCGAAGGATAAAACATGAAACTAAAAATCAAAGAAGAATTTGACAGCAAGAGTACAAAACTAGGAACATTCATGATCTTGCTCATCACACTAGGATTAGGATTCATAGTAACAATGCTAGTAGCTGGAGTGAATCCAACATTGGTAATCAGCATAGTGTCAGCTCCAATGTGGGTTT